TCACAAAACCTAATCAACGAAATGTATGGGTATCAGTATTCAACCGATAAACATGGTTATACTACTGATGTGCCAGAAGAAGGATTGGACCACTTAATGGATGCACTCCGTTATGTTGCACTGATGAAACTAACACAAAAGGCAGAAAAGAAAGGAACATACGCACTCTCAATAGGGGGAGTTCGTTATTAGTTAAATAACTAATTAGTTAAACCAACAATTATGAGTGAACAACAAACATGGACGGAAGATGAGTTAAAGGATTTAATCCTATTTGCACAACAGGTAAGATTAGAGAATGAAGAACTCAAAGCAAAGATAATCGCAATGGATGCGTATGTAAGAAATGCAGATTCTAAAAATAAACAACTATCACTCACTATACATCAGTTAATGAGTAATTCAAATAGATTCAATTAAAATAATATGAACAAACAAATAACACTAACCATCCCTACTGATTGGAATGGTATATCATTAAAGAAATACCTTGCACTACAAAAGGAATTAACGAACTATGCAGATGATGAAGATGCAATGGTTGCAATTATGTTACAAACCTTATGTGGATTAGATGCAAAGTATCTATCTTCACTTGCGGTAAATGATTACATAATGTTAAGAACTGAATTAGGACAATTCATCAGTAAGGTAGACCACGATTTAGTTCCCATAGTAGAATGGAAAGGTGTAAAGTATGGTTTCGAACCAAACTTATCTCAAATGAGTTATGGTGCGTATTTGGATATTAGTAAATACGATTCACTTGCAATAGATGAGAATTGGGTAAAGATAATGAATATCCTTTATCGTCCTATCATAGAACAAAAGGGTGAGATGTATTCTACACAACCATACACAGCAGGAGTAGATAATACTAAGGAAATAGAACAATGGGGAATGGATATTCAGTTCGGAGCCCTCTTTTTTTTTCTTCATTTGTCAACGGACTTGGTAACTTCTATCCCGAATTATTTGAAGGAGCTGGACAATCATCCCAACACCAAGCAAATTTTGCAAAAAAGTGGGGAAGTTACCAAACAATTATTGAACTCGCAGGGGGTGACATTACAAAGTTCAACGAAGTAACTGGATATCCCTTAGAGATGTGTTTATTATATCTTGCGTATAAATCTGATAAAGCAGTAGTAGATAATCTAATCCATAGAGAGAATTTAAAAAGACAACAGGCATAAGTATAATTGAGGAATTCGTTGTTATTACACTAAAACAAATTCATCTAATGGGTAAATGGTCAAATTCTCGTAACGGAAACCTTCGTTTCTCTGTCAATAGAGAGAACCAAAGTGGTATTTATATAGGTCCTACTTTGGGTTTATCCTCTCCAAAGAATAGCAGAAGAGGTTGTTTATGTCTTCACGAGGACATATATGATGTTAAGTGTTGTAAAGGACACTTAATGGAACAAGGTATCGGTGTAATCGAATCACCTACAAGAACAATCGGTGGTGGATTCTCTGATGGATTTAGTGGTGGATTTGAGATAGTATTAGATTAAAACTTACAAATAAGATTCATATGTCAGAATTAAGTAAACAGGCGTTGAAGGTTGATAACAACCAATCATTCCCTAACAATAATGCAGGAGCAATTACTCCAGCAATCTTACGTGCATTTAACGAAGATATGATTGATTCAACAGTCAATCAAACAACCTACACAGCAGATTCTGCTAGTTGGGATGCATCTATCGATGCATTAACTACATTCAGTGCATCACAACATACATTAAACGCAACTCTTGCAACTACTGGTAGTAATACTTTTGTAGGTAATCAAACCATAGAAGGTACTTTAACTATCTCTAATGGTGGTTTAGATATTGCAATAACATCAGAACCATTAGATACTGCATTAAAAATCAACAATAATTTAAGTGTTGATGGTAACTTAGTTGCTGATTTACCTTTAGGATATGTTTGGTTAGGTGGTAGTGATGGAAGAGCACAATCAGTTCCATCATCATCTATCGCAGCAGGAGGTTCAACTGATATAGGTCCTTTGAACACATTCACTGCATCACAAGAAACAAAGAACGCAACTCTTGCAACTTATACTGGTTCTAATGATACAAAGTGGAATACAATAGGTACACAAAGTGGAAGTTGGGTAACTGAATCAGAGACAGGTTCATTCGCGAGAACAAATATAACAAATACATTTACTGCAACACAAAATATACAAGGTGATTTAAACATCACTGGTACCATTACTGCAAATGAGATTCATACAATTATTGAATCATCATCAGTAATATTCAGTAGTGGTTCTAACATCTTAGGTGATGACCCTAATACTGATACACAAACACTTAATGGTGCAACTACTATAAATGGTGATGCACGATTAAATGGTACAACACACCAAATTACTGGTAGTATTGTACAAAGTGGAAATACAACTATCACAGGTAGTATTTTAAGTAGAGGTAATAATACATTTATCGGTAATCAAACTATTACTGGTACATCAAAACAAACATTCAATGAACCAGGTGATAATCAAGAAGTACAAGTAGTAAAGGTAAATTCATTTACTGATTCTAACGGATACTCTCTACAAAATAACACATGGGGATGGTATCACTACAATAGTGAAGGACATGAAGGATTTGCATCACAGTTATATACTGGAGATTATGCATATGGTTCAGCATTCTTCCACGACCCAGAAAAGTGGGAGTATATCTTATTCCCATCAGGTGCAGCATATGATACAAACAAATTTGGTTTATATGATGTAGGTGGTACAAAAACAAAATTCATAGCACAAGCAGATAATATTGAATTTACTGGTAGTGTAACATTAACTCCAGCATCAGTTTCTACTAACGCATCATATCCTATTACATTCATAAGTGGTAGTACAATATCAAAAGATTCAGTAGATACATTACTATATAACCCATCACAAAATGCGTTATTCGTAAGTGCATCAACAGGAAACTCTGCAATAAGAACAACTGGATATACAATATCATCAGGTAGTCAAAGTGGAAATGTTGGTTTTACATCAATCTCGTCAGTAGTTGAATTAGGTCAGTATATAGCATTAAGTGGTAATCCAGCTAAGATTGGTGCACCTTCTTTAGCAGCATCTACAAAACCTGCTATCTTAGCATTGAGTAGTTCTGTTTATCCAGTAATAGAGTTCCAAAACTCAGGTTCATTTACTGATGGTAGAGCAACATTTAAGAGAAGATTAGTTGCAGAACAAAGTACAGAAATCACAGGTAGTTTAACTGCAAGTGGTAGTGCAACTATTACAGGTCAATTAAAGGCTACATTCGACCAACCAGCAAACAATAATCAAGTAGATAACTTAAAAGTTAATAGTTGGTCTGATAAATACGGATACACAATTGCTAACTCTACATTAGGTTGGCAAAGATATGAAGGAACAGTTGAAGGTTGGGTACAAGAATTATACACAGGTGATTATGCATATGGTTCATCAGTAAGACACGAACCATCACAAATGACTTGGGAAATTTATCCATCAGGTTCTCCGTACGATAGTAACTTAGTTACTTTTAAAGATAATGGTAATACAACAACTACATTTAAGGTTCTAGCAGATACTACTGAAATTACAGGTAGTGCTAGTTTTAAAGGTAGTGTATTCACATCTGGTAGTGTAAGAGGTAATATAAACACAGTAACACCTGATTTAAATACAACTGCATCATTTGATTTTAGTAAATCTAATTTCTTTGAAGTACAATTAGTAGGTACTGCAACAACACATATTACAGCAACTAACGTACAAGCAGGTCAAACTATAAACGTAAGAGTACAACAAGGTACACTTGCAACAGGAAGTGTAACGTTTGACCCTAAATTTAAATTCCCTGCAGTTGCACCATATACACCATCACAAGGTGTAGATGACATCGATATATTAACGTTTGTAACGTTTAATAATACGAATGAAATTTATGCAGTAGCAGTTAAAAATATGATATAATATGAGATTTACACCATTTGGATTTTTAGGTTCAACCGGAGTTATAGCAGAATACCTAATCGTAGGAGGTGGTGGTTCTGGTGGTGATGGTTTAGCTGGAGGTGGTGGAGGTGGAGGTGCCGGTGGTTTTGTAACTGGCTCTCTTACTATGGATACCTTAGAAACATACGCCGTTACAATTGGTAGTGGTGGTGTTTTCGTTGCTAATCAAGTCACTGGTAGTAATGGACAACCATCATCAGTATTTGGACAAACTGCTAAAGGCGGTGGAGGTGGTGGAGGTTCATGGGCAACCTATAATGGTTCATCATATGACCAAATTGTATTAGATGGTGCATGGTTTGAAACAGGTAGTGTAAGTTCAGGTGGAGGTGGTGCTGGTTCAGTACAATCTGGTAATCAAGGAAGTTATGGTGGATATGGAACACCATCACAAGGAACTAATGGTGGTAACTCATCTTTATATGCTCCTCGTTATGGAGGAGGTGGAGGTGGAGGAGCTGCAGAGACAGGTTCTGCTCCAATAGTAGTTGGAGGTAATACCACAGTTGGTGGAGATGGTGGAGATGGTAAGATGTGGTTAGATGGAAACTACTACGCAGGTGGTGGTGGAGGAGCAGGTGGTAACGCATCTGCAGATGCAGCAATAGATAGTGGTAGTGGTGGATTAGGTGGAGGAGGTAATGGTGCCTTAGGAGGAACATTCCAAACACCAACACCAGGTTCAGCAGGAACACCAAACACCGGAGGTGGTGGAGGTGGAGCATTTGGAGATTTTGACCCAACACCAACATCAGGAGGACCAGGAGCAGGAGGTAGTGGTATTGTGAAAATTAGATATGAAGCAGGATTACCTTTAGCAACAGGTGGAACTATAACAAGTGGAAGTGGGTATATTTACCACACATTCACTGCATCAGGAGATTTTACATTTACTAATTAGTGAAAAAACTAATTAGTTATTTAACTAAATAATAAGAAAAATAACTATTTTTTAAATCCGCTGTGTTATTACAGCTATAAAAAGAAAACAAACAGATATGAACTCAAAAACAGTCTTACAAAAAATAATGACATTACTTTCTGCAGAAAAGGAAGTATCATTTACTTACGCTAGATTGGCAGATGGAACAATTGTTGAATCTCCAACTTTTGACGTAAATGAACCATTAGACGTAGTTTCAGAAGATGGAACTAAAACTCCAGCACCAGATGGTGAACATGAATTAGAATTGAAAGATTCAGAAGGTAATGAAACCTACATCAAAGTAATTTCTAAAGATGGTAAAATCGTAGAAAGAGAAAATGTAGAATTAGCATCTGCTGAAACAAAGAAGGTAGAAGATACTCCAGAAGCAGGTAATACTGATAAGGAGAATGTAATGCCAGATGTACCAGGTCAAATTCAATCAGGTACAATCAAAGCAGCAGAAGTAGATGAAGTTTCAGAAGATATGCCAGAAACTGATGGTAAACCATTAGAAGAGGTAGAAGAAGAAACTGAAATGGCTAAGATTGAAAAATTAGCATATAGAATTGCTGAATTAGAAAAGAAAATTCAATCTATGGAAGAAGCAATCGTTCCACCAGTAGATTCAGAAGTAACAGAAGAAGTTGCAGGTGTTAAGATGGCAGAAGTTGAAGAAGAAGAGTTACCAAAATTAGATGGTGCTCCAATTGATTCAGTTAAGATGTCAATGATTGAAACAAACAATAAAAACTTTGGTAAGAAAATAGAAAACTCACAATCTAATTTCTTATCTAAATTATACAAATAAAAATATTTTTAAACCCAAAAGGAAAAAAGAAATGAAACAAAAACAAAATTTCGCATTGCCTACAGTAACCTCAACATATGCAGGTGAAGCAGCATCAGGCTATATAGCAGCTGCGTTGTTAAGTGCAAACACTTTGGATAAGAAATTGATTACTATCATGCCAAACGTGAAGTATAAATCAGTAATCCAAAAATTAGACGTAAGTGGTATCGTACAAGATGCTTCTTGTGATTTCGTAACATCTGGTTCAGTAGCAATCTCTGAGCAAGTAATCACTCCAAAAGAGTTACAAGTAAACTTAGAATTATGTAAGCAAGAATTCGTAGATTCATGGGAAGCTTTACAATTAGGTTTCTCTGCATTCGACCAAATCCCTGCATCATTCAATGATTTCTTAGTATCTTACGTTGGTGGTAAAGTTGCTGAAGCAACTGAAACAGCAATCTGGCAAGGAACTGCAACAAATGGTTCATTCGCTGGTTTCCAAACATTATTATCTGCTTCAATCGCAGCAGGTGGTGCTACAGCAGTAGTTGCAGCTAAAGATTCAGATGGTGCTATCGCTTCTGGTTCTATTACATCAACTAACGTTATTTCTAAGTTAGATGGTATCGTATCATCTATTCCAGATGCAGTATATGGTAAAGAAGATTTAGTTATCTATGTAGGTACAGGTGTTGCTAAAGCATACCAACAAGCTACAGCAGGTCAAACTTCTGCAACTTCTTACGGAGCAAACGGATACAACAACCAATTCACAATTGGTGCAAAACCATACAACTACAATGGTATTGATTTAGTGCTTTGCCCAGGTTTAGGTGCTAACAAAATCGTTGCAGCTCAAAAATCTAACTTATTCTTCGCTACAGGACTTTTAGCAGATTCGAACGAGGTTAGAGTATTGGATATGGCGAACTTAGACGGTTCACAAAACTACCGCATTATCATGAGATACACAGCGGGTGTTCAGTTCGGTATCGGTCAAGACATCGTTTACTACGGAGCATACTAATAAAACTTTAAAAGGGTGGGTAAACTCTACTCACCCTTTTTTTT